ATAGGCTGCACATTACACATTAGAAATCGTAACGTAGCCTTCCACTTTCATCGAACATGGAGAAACCAACTGTTAACGTCGACGTAGACCCCCAAAGTCCGTTCGTACTGCAGTTGCAGAAACACTTCCCCCAGTTTGAGATAGTGGCTAACATGGTCACCCCGAATGACCACGCCAATGCGAGAGCCTTCTCCCATTGCGCCAGTAAACTGATCGAAGCGGAGGTACCTGTTACCACGCCGATCATCGACATAGGGAGCGCACCTGCTCGTAGAATGTATTCCGAGCACCGCTACCACTGCGTTTGCCCTATGAAATGCCCAGAAGATCCGGACCGCCTTACCACCTATGCGAACCGCCTTGTCGAAAACGCCACGAAGATCGCTAACAAACGGCTAGACGCTAAGCTACAAGACCTTAAGCAAGTCTTAGAAACTCCTGACATAGAAACGGACTCGATCTGCTTCCACGACGACGCTACATGCCGTTGGGTAGCGGAGGTCTCTGTCATGCAGGACGTGTACATAGACGCCCCCAGCTCTATCTACCACCAAGCACTAAAAGGCATCCGCAAAATATACTGGATTGGCTTCGACACCACGCCGTTCATGTTCAAAGCACTCGCCGGATCTTACCCCTCGTACAACACCAACTGGGCCGACGAGAAAGTACTCGAAGCACGAAACATCGGCCTATGCAGTACCACACTGAGCGAAGGATCGACAGGGAAACTGTCGATCATGCGAAAGAAGAGATTGTTACCTGGTGCTCAGGTCTACTTTTCTGTTGGGTCAACACTGTACCCTGAAAACCGCTCCAATCTTATGAGTTGGCACCTCCCTTCCGTGTTCCATCTGAAGGGTAGAAACGCATTCACTTGCCGCTGTGACACAGTGGTCAACTGCGACGGTTACGTGGTTAAGAAAATAACCATTAGCCCCAACCTCATAGGTACACCAGCAGGATACGCGGTGACTAACAACAGTGAGGGATTCTTACTTTGTAAAGTCACTGACACTGTACGCGGCGAACGGGTTTCGTTCCCCGTGTGCATGAGTATACCGGCAACCATCTGCGACCAAATGACTGGCATACTAGCCACAGACATAAACCCGGAAGACGCACAAAAACTGCTGGTTGGGCTCAACCAGCGTATTGTCGTCAACGGAAAGACCAACCGAAACGTCAACACGATGCAGAACCATCTTCTACCGGCAGTAGCACAAGGATTTAGCAAATGGGCCAAGGAACGCAAAGCAGACGGAGACGACGAGAAACATCTCGGGACTCGTGAACGCTCCTTAACCTTCGGATGTCTCTGGGCGTTTAGGACCAAGAAAGTACACTCATTCTACCGCCCACCTGGTACACAGACCATCGTCAAGGTGGAATCAGTGTTCACAGCGTCGCCCCTTGCCATCCCCATCCGGCAAACATCTTTGCCTATCTCACTGCGCCTGAAGCTTAAGATGGCGATAGCAAAGAAGCAAAACAACCCCATCGCTACTATCACACAGACGCAAATTACGAACGCCATCGAATTCCAAAAAGAAGCTACTGAAACGGCGCGCGCGGTTGAACTCAACAATGCTCTCCCGCCCCTGCGTGCCACCGAACAGGATCCGACACCTTCTGTAGAACACGTCGTCTGCGAGGTAGAAGAACTCTCCGACGACATCGGCGGGGCGCTGGTCGAGACCCCACGTGGACACGTGCGAATCTTACCCCAGCCAACCGATGTCAAGGTAGGGAACTACCTTGTCATCTCCCCGCAAGCTGTGCTTCGAAACGATAAATTAAGTAGACTACACCCCCTAGCAGAGCAAATAAAGGTCATCACACACACCGGGCGCAAGGGCCGATACGAAGTGGCGCCGTATAGCGGAAAAATGCTACTACCATGCGGTACCTCCGTCCCATGGCCTCAGTTCTGCGCACTTGCTGAAAGTGCAACCCTAGTGTTCAACGAACGAGAAATGATCGACCGTAAATTAGCGTATATCGCACAGCACGGCCCAGCCTTGAACACAGACGAGGAACAATACAAGGTTATCAAAGCATCAGCAGCAGACAGCGAATACGTGTTCGACATCGACCGAATGAGGTGCGTGCCGACAAAAGAGGCAAACGGTCTAGTATTGGTAGGGGAACTCACACAACCACCCTACCACGAACTCGCTATGCAGGGTCTATATACTAGACCAGCCGCACCCTATCCAATAGAGACCATAGGTGTCATCGGCACGCCAGGCTCCGGGAAATCAGCGATCATTAAGAACACCGTCACCACCAAAGACCTCGTCACTAGTGGCAAGAAAGAGAACTGCAAAGAGATAGAAACTGACGTACTCCGCCTTCGCAACCTCGTCATTAAGAGCCGCACGGTGGACTCCGTGCTACTCAACGGTTGCACCCAAGAGGTAGACGTTCTACACGTAGACGAGGCATTCGCGTGTCACGCCGGAACGTTGTTAGCTCTCATCGCTATCGTAAAACCGCGTTGTAAAGTAGTACTGTACGGAGACCCGAAACAATGCGGCTTCTTCAATCTCATGCAGATCAAAGTCCATTTCAACAACCCGGAGGTTGACGTCTGCTCCCAATTACACTACAAGTATATATCCAGGCGCTGCATCCTGCCTGTCACCGCCATCGTATCTTCCATACATTACGACGGCAAAATGCGCACAACGAACACCGCCGACCAACGTATAGAGATTGATACTACAGGGACCTCGAAGCCGAAACCGACCGACCTCATCCTCACATGCTTCCGCGGATGGGTTAAACAGCTCCAACTCGAGTATCCCCGTAACGAAGTAATGACCGCAGCCGCCTCTCAAGGCCTGACCCGTAAACGTGTATATGCTGTCCGCTACAAGGTCAATGAGAACCCCCTCTACGCCTTTACTTCAGAACACGTGAACGTGCTGCTTACCAGGACGGAACATACCCTAGTATGGAAAACGCTACAAGGAGATCCATGGATCAAGCACCTGTCCAATGTACCGAAAGGAAACTTCTCCGCGACGGTCGACGAATGGCACGCCGAGCACGAACGCATCATGAACGCCATCCGCATGCCCACCCCCGAAGTCAATGCCTTCTCTTGTAAGACTAACGTATGCTGGGCGAAGGCACTTGTACCGGTCTTGGCGACCGCTGGTCTGAAGCTCTCTGGCGCCCAATGGACAGAGCTGTTCCCCCAATTCGAAAGAGACGAACCGCACTCAGCTACGTTTGCTCTTGACGTCTTATGCATAAAGTACTTCGGAATGGACCTCACTAGCGGCATCTTCGCCAAACCGACAGTGCCCTTGACCTTCCACCCGGTAAGCCGTTATCACCCGCAAGCACACTGGGACAACGCCAACGGAGAACAACGCTACGGATTCGACCCTGACATCGCCAAGGCACTCGCACGCCGATTCCCAGTGTTCTCTCAGGCCGCTAAAGGACATGCCATCTCACCTATCCTTGGTACGACGCACACTCTTTCAAGCCGCGACAACTACGTGCCCGTCAACCGTATTGTCCCGCACACACTGAAAGGAGAGTACACGTATGTCAAACAAGATTCCCTTGCATCCGTTCTCTCTGCTGTGCAAGCATTTTCAGTCTTAGTTGTCTCGTCAGAGCCCATCGCGAGCGCCACGAAGCAAATCACTTGGGTGGCCCCGCTAGGCACAGCCGGCTGCATACACACGCACAGGCTGCCCTGGGGCTTCCCAAAAATGTCGTTACACGATGCCGTGGCAGTCAATATGGAGACCGAATACCGAGGACATCACTACCAGCAATGCGAAGATCACGTCGCCATCCTCAAGACCCTGGGCAAGTCTGCCCTCGCCAACCTAAGACCTGGCGGCACCCTGATTCTGCGCACCTACGGTTACGCGGACCGCAACAGCGAGAATGTAATCACTGCACTTGCCCGCAAGTTCGCGAGAGTAACTGCAGTCAGGTCTAGTAACCCCTCAAGCAATACCGAAATCTACTTGATCTTCAGGAAATTCGACAACAACCGATCCAGACAGTTTACCTTGCATCATCTTAACCGCGCGATTTCCGCGCTCTACGAAAGTCCATGCGACCCCGACGGAGTGGGCGCCGCCCCATCATACTCGGTGATCAGAGGCGACATAACCGCGACTAACTCCCACGCCATTGTCGTCCCTGTCACGCCGGAGCGAAAAGACGGCGTGTATCGCGCTTGTAGCAAGAAATGGGGCCCCCTACCTCGCCTGGAGTGGACCGAAGGTGCCACCTTGTTCTCGCCCGGTTCACCAGCCACTCTGCAAGTATGTGTACCCTCGCTCCAGAATACGGACACTACATCAACCCAGCAAGCCTACCGCGCCATCGCCAAAGTTGTCGTCGACGAGCAGATTCCGTCACTATCTCTACCCGTCCTCACCATGAAGAAGACCGGCACAGCAGACACCGTATCAGAATCCTTGAACCACCTAGTTACCGCTCTGGACCAAACCGATGCAAATGTAACTATTTACTGTCTCGACAAAAGCAGGCTCATAAAAATCAAGGAAGTAATTGCACGCAAGGAAGCCGTCACCGAGCTTATCGACGACGACCTAGAAATCGACGAGGAACTGACATGGGTCCACCCCGATAGCTGCCTACGCAACCGCACCGGTTTTAGCACCGACAAAGGAAAACTGTACTCATATCTGGAAGGGACCAAGTTCCACCAGATGGCCAAGGACTTCGCAGAGATTAGGTCACTATTCCCTGACGAGATGGAAGCTAACGAACACATATGCTCACTCATCTTAGGGGAAACGATAGATGGCATCCGAGAACGCTGTCCAGTGACAGACAATCCGCCATCATCACCGCCCAAGACTGTACCCTGCTTGTGCATGTACGCCATGACCCCAGAACGCGCCCTACGGCTCAAGAGCAATTCTGTCACCCAAATCACAGTCTGCTCGTCCTTCGTTCTCAAGAAGCACCACATCAAAGGGGTACAGAAGATCCAATGCACGGCACCTATGTTATTCAACCCGACACCATTAACTTCCAGGACGGTCCGCACTCCGCCACAAGTCTCAGCACGAGCCGCACTCGATCTTCCTCCCGTTGCACCTATGCCTTCTGTACCTGCACCGGTTAGCCTGACGCCTACGAGGCGTGCACCACCACCGCCCCTTACCAAACGACCCGTTGTCGTACGTCCGTCGACGCCTCCACCGCCGCCACCAGTACGCCAGACACCAACGCCAGTGCTCGCGCCACGGACTGGTTCTACGGCAGCACCCACTCCGACGCCACGCCTCTCGTTATCTACGGACCAGCCATCCGTAGACATTTCGTTCGGAGACTTTTCCCCCGCAGAAACGATGTCTTTGATGCTGTCGTCCCCTGGCTCTGACACCGCCAGTATCACCTTCGGTGACTTCGACGAGGACGAGGTAGAATCTATAGTAGGACGGGAATATTGACTAACCGGAGCGGGAGGGTACATATTTTCTTCAGACACCGGCAGTGGGCATTTACAACAACGTTCGGTCCTTCAAAACCGCACGACCGAGACAATTATAGAGCGAGTCACACATGACCGCATCCACGCCCCACAGCTCAATGAAGCCAGGGAAGAAGTTCTGAAGTTAAAGTACCAAATGTATCCCTCCGACGCTAACAAAAGTAGGTACCGCGCCCGCAAAGTAGAGAACCAAAAAGCCATATGCATCAGCCGCCTCACGGCAGGTAGCCGCAGTTATTCTTTCGGAACAACAGAAGCCGAATGCTACAGAGAAACTTACCCTGCAGTCATGTACTCGTCTTCGCTACCATCCTCCTACTCGGCGCCGACCACGGCTGTGGCTGTGTGCAACGCGTATCTGGCAGCTAATTACCCCACCGTCGCCTCGTATCAGATCACTGACGAGTACGACGCGTACTTAGACATGGTCGACGGTACTATGGCTTGCTTAGACACAGCGTCCTTCAACCCTTCTAAACTAAGGAGTTTTCCGAAGGTCCACAAGTATCTGGAACCTACTATCCGTAGTGCAGTACCATCTCCCTTCCAGAATACACTACAAAACGTTCTAACTGCCGCCACTAAGCGTAACTGTAACGTCACCCAAATGCGCGAGCTACCGACACTCGATTCTGCCGCATTTAACGTAGAGTGCTTTAGGAAATACGCCTGCAACAACGACTACTGGCAAGAATATGCGGATAAACCTATCCGCATAACTACGGAATACGTCACCGCCTACGTTGCCAAGCTAAAGGGACCTAAAGCTGCCGCCTTGTTTTCCAAAACACACGACTTACCGGCGCTCGGCGAAGTACCTATGGACCGCTTCGTCATGGACATGAAGAGAGACGTTAAAGTGACCCCTGGCAGTAAGCACACCGAAGAACGCCCGAAAGTTCAGGTAATTCAAGCAGCTGAACCTCTGGCCACTGCCTACTTATGCGGCATCCATCGTGAACTGGTCCGGCGACTCACTGCTGCGCTCCTTCCCAACATCCACACTCTTTTTGACATGTCCGCAGAGGACTTCGACGCCACACTGGCCCACCACTTCAAAAAGGGCGACCCCGTACTGGAAACAGACATAGCATCCTTCGACAAAAGTCAGGATGACGCCTTAGCACTCACAGGGCTAATGATCCTGGAGGACCTAGGAGTAGACCAGCCCCTCATGGACCTGATCGAGGCAGCTTTCGGAGATATAACCAGCACGCACCTACCCACCGGAGCACGTTTCCGGTTTGGCGCCATGATGAAGTCTGGTATGTTTCTTACCCTGTTCATCAACACCGTCCTTAACGTGGTAATAGCCAGCCGTGTATTAGAAGACAAGTTAACGCACTCCGCCTGCGCCGCATTCATCGGCGACGACAACATCATACACGGAGTCATATCTGACCGTATAATGGCTGACCGATGCGCTACATGGATGAATATGGAAGTCAAAATTATAGACGCGGTCATGGGAGACTACCCTCCCTATTTCTGTGGCGGGTTCCTCATCATAGACAGCGTGACCAACACCGCATGCCGAGTCGCCGACCCCCTGAAGAGACTATTCAAACTTGGGAAGCCGCTTACCGCGGACGACGACCACGACGATGACCGGAGAAGAGCCCTCGAGGATGAAACTAAAGCATGGTTTCGGGTAGGGATCAGAGAAGGCATCACCGCCGCCGTATCATCAAGATACGAAGTCGACAACATACTGCCCGTTCTCTTAGCCCTTAGAACCTTTGCTTTATCTACGCGCAACTTCTCTGCCTTACGGGGAACACTTAAGACCCTCTACAACTAACCTAAATAGTGCGCGTATTATCAATACTACTAGCACACTATTACCCGTGTACGTACCAACGGCACTACTTGCACAAGTCAACATGTTCCGCACCAATAACAACCGCCAACGTCGTCAACAGCCACGCTCCCGCAGGCAACGTTCACCCTCGCGGCCCCTGCAGCGCCGACAAGACGATGCACTCTCCAAACAGGTCCGCGCCCTAACTACCGCAGTTCAGAAACTAGTGGTGGCAGGAAATCGCCGCCCACCGCCTTCCCCCCGAGCCAAGGCGCCTGGACCAGCCCAACCACGACCAGCTAAAGCGCCCGTCAAAACTCCAGCCAAGAGAGGACCAGCCCCTAAGCGTAAACCCGGAAAGAGAGAACGTACCGCGCTCCGCCTGCAGGCAGACCGAGTCTTCCCCGTCGTTAATGACAAACAAGTCACGGTCGGCTATGCTGTAGCGCTGGAAGGGCGTGTCATGAAGCCTTTGCACGTCAAGGGCACTATTGACCACCCTCTCCTTGCCTCACTCAAGTTTACCAAATCCACGTCCTTCGACATGGAGTACGCCGCTCTACCAACCACCATGCGCTCTGAAGCCTTTGCTTACACCAGCGAGCACCCAGACGGGTTCTACAGCTGGGTCCATGGCGCCGTACAGTGCACCAACGGGCGCTTCTCCATCCCTACAGGGGCAGGAGGCCCTGGCGACAGCGGCAGGCCAATCCTCGACAACACAGGCAAAGTCGTAGCCCTTGTCCTTGGAGGTGCAAATGAAGGCACTCGCACGTCTCTCTCGGTAGTCACGTGGAACAAGTCAGGCACCGCAGCCAAGACCACACCCGACGACACAGTGGAGTGGTCCGCCATCGTGACCGCACTTTGCGTACTCGGCAACGCCTCCTTCACTTGCACCGAGCCACCGATTTGCTTCGACACCCATCCAGGAGACACCCTCGGCATGCTCGAGGACAACGTCGACCACCCCATGTACTATGACCTTATGTACGCCGCCCTACTATGTAACCACCAGCAAAAACGAGCCCGTAGAGCCGTCGCCCCGAAACCGGACGAATATCGCCTTGCGTCTCCCTACGTGGGGCGATGCGCAGCATGCTCAAACGGCATCACCTGCTTCAGCCCCATCAAGCTTGAATCCGTATGGACAACACCACACAGCTCGGTCCTAAAAATGCAACTATCGGTACTTTTCGGTATAGACGAAACAGGCAAATTGGACAACACAGTCCTCAGTTACATGTCCCCGACGGAGCATACGGTGAAAAGCATGCCGATCACGGCACTAACCGCATCCACAACCGGACCATGTATCATCACGGCCACACGAGGCTATTTCGCGCTGGCACAGTGCCCACCAGGTGACGTGCTCACTGTAGCAATGGGCTCTCATCACTGCTCCATTGAGTCCGAGCACCTCAGACCCTCAGTGGGTCGCGAAGAATTCGCCTCTACACCGCTCCACGGCGTCCGGCGCCCGTGCTCTACCTATGACGCCGCCAAATACACCAGCACTTCTGAAATGACCCTCCACCGCGCCAAACCGCAGGCCTCAGACTCACTCCTGTCTATCGTAAACGACACTGTCCAAATCACCGTGTCGTCCAACCTGACCGTCAGTTACGAGTGCCTCTGCGACGGCTACCACTCCGGCTTCGTACGTGCAACAACACTTATCCCTGGATGCACTAATACCAACCAATGCATTGCATCCGTAAACGACAAGACGCGCTGGTATCCCAACACGGACGACTTCATCAGACACACCGACCACAGCCCCAGAGGTAAAATCAACGTTCCTTTCCCGCTAGAGGCAGGTGAATGCCTGGTCCCGCTAGCCCGCTCCCCAGCTATCCGGTACTCCCGAAATGAGGTGGAGCTCACACTGGTCACGACCCGTAAGGCCCTTTTGTCCACACGGCAACTCGGCTCCGAACCAAACGCAACCTCTGAGTGGATCACATCCTCCACTCGTCGGACCTTTTACTTGCCTGCCGCAGGGCTAGAGTTCACTTGGGGTAACAACGACCCCGTCCGCGTTTGGCCTCAAGCCTCAGCCGACGGGGATGCGCACGGTCTCCCACACGAAATCGTTGCGTACTATTACAGCAGGTCCCCTCTCTTCACCATCGTGGCCGTCACCCTTATCTCTGCAATCGTGCTCGCCTCGCTGGCCTTCTGTTGCTGCAAGTGGACCTCTTTCCGATCCGCACTCCGCTCGCCATACGCCCTGGCACCGAACGCAACCGTACCCATGTGTCTCACATTGCTGTGCTGCATCCGTCAAGCAAAAGCAGACACATACTTCGACGCCGCCAGCTATCTCTGGAACAACTACCAGCCGCTATTCTGGGCACAGTTGGCGATACCAACCGCCTCCATTTTTGTGCTCTTTAAATGCTGCTCACTCGCCGTGGCTTTTTTAGCTGTTGTGGGCGCATCGCTTCCCCTAGCAAGCGCCCACGAACATGCGGCCAATGTTCCCAACTCTCCACTCTTGTCGTATAAAGCCGTCGTTACACGCCCTGGATATACACCCCTTGCCCTAGAAATTCGGGTTTTGGAAAACCGTATCCAACCGACAACACTCACCCACTATTACACTTGCTCCTACCGCACCGTAGTCCCGTCGCCTACGGTCAAATGCTGTGGTAGTTTGCAGTGCGGTTCTTCCAGTCTACCCGATTACCGCTGCAAGGTGTTCACCGGAGTATACCCATTTATGTGGGGAGGGGCCCAGTGTTTCTGCGATACTGAGAACTCCCAAATGAGTGAGAGTTACGTCGACAAGGACCCGTCCTGCCCTACCGACCACGCGGAAGCGGTAGCCACCCAGAACCCCGTGGTACGCGCCACACTACAGATCACTATAGGCAACGCCACTACTCGCACCGACGTGTACGTTAACGGCGTTTCACCGAGCTACACTAATGGAGCGAAAGTCATTGCCGGGCCGCTCTCCTCTGTATGGAGTCCTTTCGCAGACAAGGTGGTCATCTACCAGAGGCGCGTTTACAATCACGCGTTCCCCGAATATGGTGCCGGCACTCCTGGCACTTTCGGCGACCTCCAACTCCCCAGCCTTCGCGCCAAGGACTTTTTCGCCAACACCGGGCTAGTCCTCAATCGACCCGACACTTCTTCGCTGCACGTGCCGTACACACAAGTACCGAGCGGGTTTGTCACCTGGAGAGACCAGCACTTGCCTGATCTTCAACAAACCGCTCCATATGGCTGCGCCATTTCAAGCAGTCCGCTGCAGGCAATTAATTGCTCGTACGGCAGTATCCCTGTGTCCATCGACATTCCCGACGCCTCCTTCACCCGCTCCTTCGACGCACCATCCGTTTCTTCACTGAAATGCACTCCTATTGAGTGCGTCCACTCGGCCGGGTACGGAGGCCTTCTCAGACTAGACTACGTCGCCGACAAGGCCGGCACTTGCAGTCTTCATTCGCACAGTGATGCCGTCCTTATGAAGGATTCACTCCTCAGCATTAACGCAACGGGATCCTACACAGGTCTTTTCTCGACGGCCAGCCCCCAAGTCAAGTTCACCATCACCCTGTGCTCGGCGGAGGTCAGCTGCGAGACTGCGTGCAAGCCACCACTCGAACACGCCTCATCACACCCGCACCTGACGTCACAGACTTTCGACTCCGCTATATCAACATCCGCCTGGACATGGTTGCTCAGCCTATTCGGAGGGTCAATATCACTTGTGACCGTAGGCATCTTTATTGCGGCAGCCTTGTACATCGTCAATTGCAGACGTCGCTAACATTATCACTTAAGAACCCGCCCACATATATAGGGCTACATAGTTCACGGGAAAGAACAACCCCCTAATAGTAACAAAACAATAAAAGTACAAAAACAGGTATCAGCCCCTTAGCGCTGCATAATCTATAGTTCACGGGAAAGAACAAACCCCTAATAGTAACAAAACTGCAAAACACAAAAACAGGTATCAGCCCCTTAGAGCTGCATAATCACATAGTCCACGGGACAGATCAACCCCCTATTAGCAACAAAACACAAAATCCCAAAAACAGGTATAAGTACCCTTAGTACTTACTAGTACTCACTCTAGTTCACAGGGAAGAACAACCCCTAAATAGTAACTAAACACAAAACCCAAAAACAGGTATAGGTACCCTTAGTACCTCCAATTTGCCCATCCATCGGGCCCGCTCAAGCCGAACTCACAGAGACGTAGGCCCCGAACTCCAAGGAGACGTAGGGATAAAAGTGCTGAACTCACAGAGACGTAAGCACAACAATTTGTTTTTAATATTTCCAAAAAAAAAAAAAAAAAAAAAAAAAA